CAAGGGTTGTTAGGTTTTGGGACCTTGCAGCAACCGAACCAAGTCCAAACAACCCTGACCCTGACTACACGGTTGGAACCTTGATGATGTTTGACCAAGGCATTGCTTACATCATGGACGTCAAGAGAGTCAGGGTTCGTGGGGAAAAAGTCGAGCAATTAATATCTCAAACAGCATACGAAGACGGTCTAGATACCCCGATTCTTATGGAAATGGAGCCCGGCTCAAGCGGTAAAGCGCTTGTCGACCAGTACGCCAGATACGTTCTTCCCGGTTATAACTTTTCTGGAGTTAGGGCAACCGGAGACAAGGTCACTAGGGCTAGACCATTTGCCGCAGCAGTAGCAAATGGAAACGTAAGGGTAGTTAGGGGTCCATGGCTGACTCAGTGGCTTGATGAACTTTCTTCTTTCCCTGAAGCATGCGACCACGACGACCAGGTTGACTCTGCTGTTGGGGCTTTTACACATTTGGCCGGACTCGGGTTGCAACAAAGAAGAAGGATTGCTATCGTTATCTAGCACTGGGAGACCAGCTACTAACTAGGACGGTACTAATGACCATAGAAAAAATTGTTGAGATTCGCTACCTCATGGTTCAACTCGAAGCAGAAGTTCTTGAAGCCATGAACAATGGAGCAACTCTTGAAGAAGCGGGAAACATGCTTCTTCAGATGAATCTAGCCAAACGAGACATGTCTCTTGTTTATGACTCTGTTGCGAATCGTTTTGGAGAAATGATGGACAAAGAGTCCGCTGTTCCACTTCCTGGAAACGCAATCATTGAAAAGAAGTCTTCATACGAACGGAAAGCTTGGCAACATAAAGACCTTGCCAAAGCAGTAGTTGACCGACTTGGTCAGATGTCCGTTGACATGGACACGGGCGAGGTTGTAAAGTCTCCAGAAGATATTGCTATGGAGTTAATGACTTACTGCGCTCCTTCTTACTGGAGAATCAAAGAACTCAACAACATCGGTATCAACCCAGATATGTATTGCGAAACAGGCGTACTAAAAACAAGCATCATCGTCAGAAAGGGCGACACAGAATGAACAACACAGTTATGCAACAGTTAAGCGAACCATTTCCACGAGAAATGGAAAAAATCCTCAAGAAAGGTGGAGCATCTCTTACCTACATTCCGGTAAGTGAAGTGATTACTCGCTTAAACAAAGTTCTTGGAATTGAAGCGTGGTCATTCAATATTCTTTCGTGCGAGCGTGACACTCTTGACCCTGACTACATTGTCGCCCATGTGCGTTTAATGTGGCACACAGATGCAACACGTCCAGAAAGCGTCATTGTTCGTGATGGATTTGGTGGTCAAAAAATCAAGCGCACGAAGACTGGCGACATTGTTGACCTCGGTGACGAGATGAAGGGTGCGGTTTCTGATGCGCTCAAGAAAGCAGCCCAAACTCTTGGAGTTGGCTTGTATCTCGCTCGCAGTGAAGAGGCAATGGATGTTGAAGAAGCAATGAGCATCTCTCCACAGGAACAAGAACGACTTGACAAGTGGGAGCAGTTTGCTGGCCTTGCTAAGTCGCTCAACGCTGAACAAAAGACAGAACTCAATGAGTTTTGGGAGAAGCATGCAGGTGGTCGACCAAAGCCAACAAAGTCAAATGCAACCGACCAAGACCTTGACGACTTGATTGCAGAGATTGTCCGCATTCAGTTTGGTGGCACACTTGTCTCAGAGTGAGCTAACACCTCCTCCTCATCTTTCTGCATCTTCTATTGGCACATTTCATCAATGTCCACTCAAGTTCAGATATAACAAAATTGACAAAATTCCAGATGTTTCAGGTGAAGCTGCCGTCATGGGAAACTTTGTTCACGATGTTCTTGAGGAGCTTTATAAACTTCCTGCGGAAGACAGAACGCTTGATAATGCAAAGGTTCTTGCAAAGCAAGTATGGGAAGAGATTTGGGTTGACCAAGCAACTTCCTCTGTAAAGAACTCAGAAGAAGTACGCCTCTTTAGATGGCGCTCATGGTTCTGTATTGAGAACCTATGGAGATTGGAAAACCCTCAGGAACTAGAGCCTGACGGTCTTGAGTTTGAAGTCGTAGGAGACATTGAGGGTGTCGTAATCAAGGGGTTTATCGACCGATATTCAACCCTTGGAGACGGAGAATCACTCATCGTTAGCGACTATAAAACAGGCAAAACACCTCGCCCTCAGTATCAGGGTGACAAGTTCTTTCAACTTTATGTCTACGCATACATGTTAGAGAAAATGGGAGTAGGCACTGCTAAAGAGCTTGAACTTCTTTATCTCAAAGATGGCGTAAGGCTCAAAAAACATGTAAACAGCAGAGAAGCTAAGAACATGATTGAACATGTAATCGATACAAAAAAGCAGGTCGACGAATGCTGTCGAACCGGTGAATTTGAAGCAAGAAAATCAATACTGTGTAACTGGTGTAGTTACCAAGAGATATGCCCAATGTTTGGTGGTAAGAAATGATTGACGATAATACTTTCGCACAAATGGTTGCTGAGGAAGTAAAAAACAAACTCTCCCCAATTCAGAGAGACCTCTTAATGGAAAGAGAAAACTGGGAAAGATGGAGAGATAATCTGCAGGCTTTGGTTGACAACCTTGATGACCAAATCGAAGACATCAACATGGACAACGATGCAGACTTGGAGCGATTTCAAAGAATGGGCAGAGATGGAAAGATTCTTGCCCAAGAGGCTTCCCGTGCATACGAAGGGCGTAAGAAGAAGATTCTTAGGTTTAGGTTTCATGTAAATAAGAGACTTGACGAAATATCAGCAATGATTGATACTGGAGAGGCCCCTGAGTCAAACGGCTGGCAAGAGATGGAAACTCTTAAAAAGGCAATTATCAAGCATCGAACCCTCTTACGAGAATTCGACCTTGAAGAGACTTCAATCGACAGGGCGCTGTGGGCCGTACTTGACAACGAATGGCTTTTTGACTCTATTGACGAATCAAGCCTTTTCCCTGCAGAGTGAAGCGCAAGCCTTTAAAGCGGTCAGACAAACCGCTAAAAAGAACTCCGCTCAAGAACTCTTCCAAGAAGATAAATCAGCGTTCTAAGAAGACGGAAGAAAAGTACGAACTTCGCAGGCCTTTGGTAAAAAAGCTTCTAGAGGAGCGACCATGGTGTCAAGCCTGTCCTGTTTTTGCCCAACACGATGGTCTTACCGTCTATCAGCAAAGACCCTCTGTCGACGTCCACGAGATTGTTCGAAGGTCGCAAGGTGGCTCAATTCTTGACGAAAGCAACCTTATGTGCGTCTGTCGCCTATGCCATTCTCGGATAGGAAACGAACCAGCACTGGCTTTCAGTCTTGGATTGGCAAAACACTCTTACGATGAATGATAATATGTAATTCAGCTTTTTAAATTTTGGAGACGGCAATGAACGTAAGTCATGAAACTGTAGAACTTTCCGACGGTTCACCGACCGCAATCCCCGTTAATAGGCAGGATGCTGTTCAGTATTCTCTCAGTTTTACTGTCCAGAATGTTGACGAGTCTGCAAATGTCTATATCGGCGGAGCAGGCGTCAGCAGTATCTCATATGGCATAAAGCTCGTTCCTGGAGCTATCGTTTCTTTTGAAAACGTTTCGAGAAATTCTGCGTTTTTTGCAATAACTGACTCCGATGGCTCAGAGGTCGCAATACTGCAAACGAGCTTCTAATGAGAATCTCTATTGAAGACCAATTGAGAATAAAACTCAATTTAGGCTCGCAGGGCAAAAACCTTGCCAATATCAGGGTTTCTGTACCAGCCTCTGGAGGAGGCGGAGGCGGCGGAGGCGGCGGTGGCGGAGACCCAGTAGAAGACTTTGTTGAAACAACTGGTCCATCTACCTGCGGAAGCATTTCTTTGGCAGGCAACGCATCTTCTTATGTGAGTTTCTTGGCTAATACAAACCTTGATTTTGGGACTAGTCCATTCACTATTGAATGGTGGCAATACCAAACAGACAGCAGGCCATTCCCTCGCGTATTTGCTAGAGGAACGTACGGAAGTTCATCGCTGGGTCTTTCTATTGAAGGCGGAGGTGTCTACTTTTGGGACAGTGGAGCAAACGCAATGGGTACCATTGCTAACTATAAGAACTCATGGAAACATTTTGCTATTACAAAAAGCATTAACAACAAGTTGAGATTTTTCTACAATGGGACTCTTGTATCAACAGTCACGGATTACAACCACGTCTTTATGACTTCTACCGACCACCTGATGATTGGTGTAGAGGGAACTCCATCCGATGCTTCTTCTTTTGGTGGAAAAATAACAAACTTTCACATCATGAAAGGTGCTGCTAGATACATTGCACCATTCACTCCAAGCACCGCACCGTTGAGAATGACGAATAAATCCGTGCTAATGCTGTATGCAGAGAATGTCGGAGACGCTTTCTTGGACTCTACGAATACATGCACTCTTGCTAATGCTAATGCCGGATGGACAGGCACTAATCCATTTTCTTAAACTCACCGATTCTTTTATCCATTCTTACTGATTCGGGATAAATGCTTCTTAGTTTTTCTCCATCTTCAGAAGTGACGGCTCCGCCGTGCAAAACTTTTCCAGGGCTAAGTCCATAACAGGCATTGACAATGTCGCAGGCCCCAAACATAAGCACGGCAATGCGTTTCCTGCGGTACTGCGGAGCTGTGACAACTTGCTGGAGAATTGGGTCTCCAACAAACCATGAAACCATTCCTGCCCATCTTGAAAGATGCTGAACACCTAATTTTTTTATTGCTTCTCCTTGATGAACAACTGTTCCGACTGGGTAAGAATCGTCCCAAAACCCAAAAAGAGCCATTTGTTGAGGGGTTTTATTTCTTCCGTCGGCAAGAACAAACCATATTTGTGGAGAATCTTCACGAGGGCCAAAAACCTCTTCTCTGTAGTAATGAACCACTAAGCGACCATTGTTGTCGACAGTCGCAAAACCCCACTCTTCTGGCCCTGATTCACCTTTTGGCAGTTCTTCTCCTGTGGTAAACCATCTTTTTTCTGGGACTACATTAGGGGTTGCAAGCCAACGAATGTCGTGCATTCCATTAGAAAGTTTCTTGCCCGTATCTAGAGCATATGTTGAGGGGAGTTTTGCCATACGGCAAGACTATCAATTAGTCATTCCACCATGCTGACCAAGGGGTCTTAGGGTCTTCTTTTTCTACGGTCTGAGAAATGCCGGTGTATGCAATATGGATTGTCACGGTTCCTTCGCCGTCGTAGTCTGTCCAGTCGCCATCGGCGCTGTACACAAACATGTTAAGGATTTCATCTGGGTTAAGAACGGCCATGTTTGTCTTGTACTTGTTGGCAGCAAACTCACCACTGCTCCAGCCATTGTTTCCCCAGTATGGGTTGTGAGCGTCACCAAATTCTGGTGCATAACCAGTTGACGAGCGGAATGACACCGAATTGTCGTAGTAGTTGTTGATGTATTGCGTTGTTGCGTCCTTGTAGGTGCCAACAGGTGCGTCCTCTGGAAGACCCAACCAAATAGTCGGCTTAAATTCGTTGCTGCCATAAACATCACTTGTTTGGTCTTCTGGGTCGTTATATCCAAAGAACGGTGCCCAGTCTGTTGGCTCGTCAACGTTGTCAAGGACGATACGAGGAGACTTAGACTTTTGTGCCGAAAGGACCAATGTTCTTCCAGCGTCTTCAAACAAATCACCGTCGTATGTTCCGTCAAGCATTCTTCTATCTGCAGTAAACCAGATACCCTCAATTTTAACCTTGAAAGGGAAGGACACATTAATAAACGAGTTATTGAGGTTTCCAACCGTGTATTCGTATGTGACGATTGATGGTGGGATAATTCCAGACATTTTTTCTCCAATGGGTATTAGACAACAGAAATATTATGACATATTTAAGGGCATGAAAAAAGCGCCCCCGAAGAGGCGCTTTAATCATTTTTAGTTAATTTTTGATTAGCCGCCGAAAGGATATGCGAGGCTGCTCTTAGCGATAGCACCCTGCTGAACGGTGAATGCAACGGTCATGTTCGAACCGGCGGTGCCGGAACCAACTGCGGAAACGTCAAGGGAGATGAGGTCGCCAGCATCGAAGCCTGCGTTGGCTGGTGTGAGCGTTCCTGCATCCACGAAGCCACCTGCTGCAATCGAGAAGGCTGCTGCTACATCTGAACCGACCTTGAGGTCTGCGGCAAGTGCCGAACCGGCTGGTGCACCGGTAACTGCAACGTATGCACCAGTAATTGTTCCACCGAATGGAAGAGCTACGGAAACAAGGCTGCTTGTTGAAAGTGTTCCAGGAATTGTGAGTGTGACCGTTATTGGGGCCAATGCTGCTGTTGACATGTTTTCTCCTTGACTGAGGGGGTATGGAACAATAATAGCATCAGAACTTTTTCATCTTTGCATTATTTCGGCAATTATTTATTGTTCGTTTATTATTCATGCGTGTATTCTTTATGCTAGGTACCTACAAACCTACTGTCGGAAAGGAAAGGACGGTGGTCAATGTCTAGTGGCCTAACCACGGCAATTCGGAGATTTATTTCTTAATTTCTCTACAACCGCTTGTCTCTGCAGGATAAGCGGTTGTTTGCTGTATCAGCGCAGTTTGTTATTGTTGTACAATTGTTTCAGCACAAGATTTGTGACCGTTATAGGCAAAAGTCGGGTAGGAGAAATCCTGCCCGATTTTTGTGTAGTAGAGTCTGTTTGTGCCCGATTTGAAGCTAATAGGACTAGACCTTTCGCTGACCTCCACCGGAGTGTCAATAAACGGCAAAACGTCGATTATTTCCACTAAAACCAAGGGCCCTGAAAGGCTGTCTTATATAAATAAGACCGTTCTTCAGACATGTCTTGACGATAAAATTGACTGCGCCATCATTGAGGGCTACTCGTTTGCATCACGCAACTCACAGGCCCACAGCATTGGAGAGCTTGGTGGGTGTATCAGGATGACTTTCTGGGAGTGTGGAATTGCATATGTAGAGGTTCCTCCAACATCCAGGGCTAAATTTGCCACTGGAAAAGGCAATGCGGGAAAAACGGAAGTTATCTCCGCAATCTCATCAAAAACCGGTCTTATCTTTTCTGGCGCTGGAGCCGACGACGAATGCGACGCATGGATTCTTGAACAAATGGGACTTGCATATTTAGGTAAAAGTTCATATGATTGGACATCGGTGCAACTATCTTCTCTGGAGAAGATA